GCGTTCTTTGCTTCGTGCGGTCTGGCTTGCGCGGCGGCAATGACGGCGTCTTTGTTGGCCTCGTAGTAGCGTTGCTTGGCTTTTTGGCCCGCCTCGGATTTGTTGTACTCCGCGAAATACTCAGCGCGGTTTTCATTGTCGCGCTGCCATTGAAGTTTCATGCAATCTACGCAGACGCCTTTGGTCTTGCGCGGGGCGATGTGCCCGTGTTTGCAGGGCTCCCCGGTGAAGTAAAACTTGGCCCCCGTTGCCTTGGCTTCGGCTCGGGTCTTGGGTAGGTTTGTGGTGTCCATGTGTGCTCCTTGTTTTGACACTGGAAATATACCACAAAAAGAAAGGGGACCGAAGTCCCCTCTCATATTAAACCGTAAGGTCTAATTAGTTGGAGCCGGGCGAGCCGTACATACCAAGGGCGTCTGACCAGCCGAAGCTGTAACGCTCACGGGACTTGTAACGGACGTTGCCCGTGTCAAAATCTCCGTCCATGGAGTTTTGCAGCGGGGTACGCACAAAATGCTTCAAGCCGTTTGGAACGTCGGTGCACAGGAACCAAGCGTTGTTGTCGGTCAAGAAGTGGTTGACGGCGTAGCCTTCAGGGATCGAGCCCATTGCTTTCAACGCGTTCAAGTCGTTGTCAGCAGTGGCCACACGCAGCTCGGTGTCAAGCAGACGCTTGGCAACGAACATCAGTGCAGGAGGAACGATCAGCTTGCGGGGCTTGGCAGCGATCAACAGACCACGTTCGTCAGTCCAACCAGCGATCTGGATAACGGCGGCTTCCAAGGAAGTCTCGTTCAAATCGGATGCGACTGCAGGACGGTTGCTGTTGGTACCACCAGAGACCAAGGGGTGCGCAGTGCTGAACAAAGAAACGCCGTCGCCACCAGTGTAGCTGCCGGAGAAACCGTTGTTCAGAACCGAAGCGGCCTTGACCTGCTTGGTGTATGCCATGGCACGAGCCAGAGCTTTGGTGTAGCGGCTGGACAAGCTGTCATACAGGTTGTCTTCCACAGCTTCTTCAGTGATGGAGAAGCCCAAGGCAATGGTTTCGTGGGTGTAACGTGCGGTGAAGGCTTCCTGCGCGTTGTCGTAAGCAATAGCGGCACCTTCGGACTTAACCGGGGCAGCGCTGAAGCCGGACAGCTTGGTTTCTTCTTCGAACGAACGCTCGGAGGTTTCGGTTTCGAAAATCTCTTTGTGTTCTTCGCCGTACTTTGCATACTCCAGACCGAACAAGGCGTTCAGGCCGGGGAGCAGTTCTTTCAGCAGTTGTGCGCGTGAAATAGCCATGATTTAGCTCCTTATTAGACGCCGGTCGGGTTGAGGTACTGATGACCACCTGCCAACGAGACAGAAGCAGTTTCAGCGGTGAAGTCGATGGTGATCGCGGCGGAAGGTGCGTTCCACTTGCAGATCAATTCGACGAAGTTGCCAGACGAGTTGGCGGTGTCCACAACCACGTCAACGATGCGGATAGGCAGCGTAGCGGTGGTAGTAGCGCCAGCAGCGGTGTAAACACCGATCTTGCTGTCACCAGAGGTGGTCGAGCCAGCGTTCTGGACCAAAGCGGCGTTGCTGCCAATAACGGTACGACCCAAGTATGCGGGGAGCAAACCGGAGGCGGTGTCATCGGCGGTAGTGCCAGCGACCAAGACGGCCTTGAACAGGACATCTGGATCATCCACAACGTAAGCCACGGCATCAGAAGCCACAGTGCCGGTGGGCCAGAACTGTTGGAATTGCAATTGCTTGGTGGATGGGTTGGTGAACGAGCAGCCCATGAAGATACCCACAGGGGTAGCTGTAGAGGTGCCGGTGTCTTTTTCAATGACACCACCAGAAACGATCTTGACCACGTCGCCGTAGAAGATGTTGGCTGCATAGCCGCTCGCAATGCTAAGAGTGCGAGTCGAGCCAGCGTACGGTTGACCGCCGATCAGATTGACCGGTTTCAGTCCGTAGGGAGCAGAAACGACAGGATATGTCATAGGATTTCTCCGTTATTTAGAACCTGAACCAAACCCACGGCCCTTGCTCGTACGTGAGTCACGCTCACTGAACAGGGGCATACGCGGGTCACTATTGCGCATGAAGTTGTTGTCCACAGAATCCACCTGCGCCTCGGCTTGTTTTTGGTAGTACTCGTCACGGGCAGCCATCATTTCTGTTGGTGCACGGCAGAGCATCAAACCGCCAACTTCCACATTACCTTCCTTGTTGCCTTGCAGCATCAATTCTGGGTGGTCGCTTGCTTTAACGGGTTCCCAGCCATCACGCATCTTTTTGGACACGTTGGTTGGGTCCGGTTGTCCCATGATTGCGGTAGCAATCCATCGGAAAGCAACACCCGGTTGTGGGTCGGGCGCGGGCAAGGTGCTGGGGGGCACATACACTGCACGCATGGATTTTTCGCGTGACACCAAGTCACGATTTGTACGAGCATCAGCCATTTCGGTTCTCCATTTTCAACAGTTCAGCAGCGTATTGCTGCGGGGTAAGACCAAGTTTTTTTGCCAACGCCACTTGGGTGCTGGTTAACTTGACTTTGCTTGCGCCCGACGTGCGGGTTACAGCAGCCACCACTGTAGGTTTTCGTGGAGTAGCCGAGGATGTCTGACCGGAGTCTTCCACGCGGGTTTGCGTGAACGCCTCTGGAAACTTCTCTCGCAAGCGAGCGTCGATATGCTCGTAGTAGGCGTCGCTTCTGGGGTCAACGCCGTTGTTGCGCAATTTTAGGTCCAGTCCCAGCGCGTAGCTGGTCAAGTCCTCGAATCCCTCAGCACCAAACCACTGGTTTTTTTGCTGCCAGCGCAGTGACTTTTCGTCAGGCTTGGAGGCTGCGGGTTGCGATGGGTTGATTTGTACATCACTTTCACGCTCTTGTAAAGGTACTGGCTTGAAATTTTTTGCACTTTCAAGTTTTAACTTCGCGTCGAGCATCTTTTCCTGCGCGGCCATCATGGCGTCGTTGTCGTACGCCTCCTGTGCAGACTTGTACTCACGGCGAGCTGCGTCGAGCTCCATCTCCGCGTTCTTCGTCATGGTTTGGGCGTAAGCCTCGGTACCGGTGTTGACGTATCCGCGCAGCTTTTTGTTCTCTTCGATCAACTGCTGGGCCACGCGCAGGGCTTCTTCGCGCTCACGAACAGCGGCTTCCTTGGCCCGACGCTCATCGTGACGGGCGTGGGTCAGCTCTTTGATGCGCTGCTGGGAGCGGGCACCGTACTCTTCGAGCTCGTCTTCGGTTGGGTCCTCAACCTTCTTGTTCAGCGGCTGTCGGCCGCGATCTGCAGGGGGTGTGTCGTCAACGATCTCGACTTCAAAGTCTTCTTCGTCGGCCCCCGTATTGGGTTTTTTGTCCTCGACTTCGTCGGGGAACTTAAAGTTATCTGGGTCCATGATCTCTCCTTAAACGCGCATGATGCCGCGAGGGTCTTGCACAACGGCGTCGATCTGGTCGTCGTTCAACAACCGGAACTCACTGCCGAAAATCTTGAAGCGGGTACCTGCATACGCACGCACCATCACAAAGTCGCCTTCTTTGCACCACGGGCCGGAGGGGAATTTCTCCTTGTCGCTGTACGCTTCGGGACCAACTTTGAGCACCATCAGAACGACCGTCGTCTGCTCTTCCACCCGCATGACCGAGTCGGCCTTGAGGATGCTGGAGTTCTCAAACGTGTTCTTGGCGGTGGGGATTGCACACAAGATGCGCCAGCCGGTTGGGTCCGGTAGCATGCGTGCTTTTTCGGCAGGGGATGCGTCTTCGTCAGGCATCTGAACCGTTTCGATCACAGGAGAGTCGAGTGTTTCACTCATTTTTTTCACTTTCACAGAGGCGTAGCAAACCGTGCTACGAGCGGCCCGTTGACCAAACGGGGAGCTGAGGTCAATTCAAGTCGTCGTCCATGTCGCCATTGGCTTTGCGGGCGGCGTGCACGATGTCCAAGATGTGGCGTTCAGCAACCGCCAGACCTCGAATGACACCGCACAGTTCTTTGTACGCAGGAAAATCCTGACAAGCGCCGGTAGCAACGTCATCGGCGTAGTTGTTCATGTCCGTGCGAATTTTTTCTCGCAGCACACGGATGAACGCATCGGTTTCAGGGCTCATTGGTTACCTTTCGTATTACGCTGCATGGCCGTTATTTCGGAGATTTCCGTTTTGTCGGCCTTATCCAGTGCCTCGACAGCCAAACGCTGCTTGGCGAGTTCGGTCTGGTCTGCCTTGTTGGCGGCGTCCATTGCCAGACGCTGCTCTTCGATGGCGATTTTCTGGTTGCCCTGCTGAATTTTTGCCTGCGTCTCGGCATCCTTGCGAGCTTGCTCTTGCATCTGCATCTGGATGACGGGGTCTTGTGCTTGCTGTTGGGCTTGCTGTTGAGCGGCTTCTGCTTGATTTTTCTGCAGCAAACGGGTGGCGGCTTGCGCTGCCATCTGAGCAACCTTGGCCGCGACCTCGGGGTCCATGTTCTCGTTTTCTTTCTCCGAGGGCAGCAGAGCACCCAACTGCTGCTCGATCTGCTTGCGGTACTCGAAGGCCATGTGCTCGTTGATGTGAGCCATTGCTGCCGCCTGAATCTGCTGGGCCATGGGGTTCTGGCCGATGAGCTGCGCCATCTTGGGGTCTTGCATCGCGGCCATGTGCACAGAGATGTGTGCCTCGTGGTCCTGCTCCAAGAACGCCTTGACGGGCTTGCCGTTGATCAGGTCCATGTTCTCGCGCACGGGGTCCGTGGGCTTCTGGTCGTCCTCGATCGGAACCAACTTGTTGGCATCCTTGATACCCAGCACGTCAAGCATCTGGCGATGCAGGAGCGGCAAGTTGTAAATCTGTGGCGACATCTGCGCCAGCTGGATCACCGCTTGGTACTGCACCACACGCTGCGCCAGAGTGGCCGCGTTGGGGTCGCTCACGGGGATGATCTCCACGTAGCTGAAGTCGGCCTTGCGTGCGTGCGGTTGGGCGTCTTCAACCTCGTAGTCGTAGTCGTCGTCCGCGTAGTCGCGCATGATGGCGGCGAGCATCTTCAGCTCTTGCTTGAGCGAGAAGTGCACACGGGCCTGAATGGCAGACATCACTTTTAGGGTCCGCTCCAGAATAGCCAGTGTGGTGCCAACCGGGGCGTTGGCCGACATGTCTGAAATCTTGTTGTCGGCCGAGGCCGCGAAGCGGCGGCCTTCCTCGACGATCTTGTCCATCAGGCCAGACAGGACCAGCGAAGGCTCTTTGTAAGGCAGCGGTAAGATGTTGTCGCGGATGTTGCCCGAGCCCACGTCCACGTCGCGGAACTCGCCCGGAGCGATCGGGGTGTCGTCGCCCTTGATGCGCAGACCACGGGTCTTCAAACCACCGGGGAGGTTGGACAGCGTACCTGCATCGACCAGCTGACGCATCAGGCTGGTGGCGCTCTTGGCATATCCGCCGATCAGGTGGAACAGACCGAAGCCGTACGAGCCGAAGCCGGGGATGTACTGGTAGTGCACGAAGTGCTGACGCTTCAAGCGCAGGTTGTCCTCGGGTGCCCAGTTGCGGCGAATGGCCAGCACGTCGTTGGTTGAGGTCAGCACCGTCACGATGTAAGGCAGGCCGATGCCCGTCTCCACGCCGTCTTTGTCCTTGTCCTCAAAGCCGGGGAGGTCCAAGTCAACCTGAATCTCCAAGAGCTCGTAGCGGTCGTCGTTCATCGCGCTGAAGCCGGTCTCTTCGTCCTTGGCCTTGCGGATGTCGTCGATGTTGCGGCTGGGCTCGCCCAACTCCACCTCACGGTAGAACCCGGCGTTCATCAGCTTGAGAATCTCGTTCTCGGTCTTGCGCATCACGTGGGTGACGCGGTAGCAAGTAAAGATGTCCGTCACGCCGTAAGGCAGGATCACGTCCTCGGCCGGCACAAACACCGATGTCTGGCGACCCAAGTTGGGATCGTAGTAGACCTTCTTGAACGCAGAACCCGTGGCCGGCAGGCTCCAGAGCATGCGCTCGTGCTCAGGGCGAAACTCAACCATGACCTCGGTCAACTGGTAGTTCATGTCCTCGGCAACGCGGCGGGCGGCTTCTTGCTTTTGCGTTGTCTGCTTGCCAACAATTTTTGTCATCACCGGGCCTTTGGCCGGGAATGTCTCCATGATGGTCTCGGACTGGAACCTGACAACGGCTTCAGTGATCATGGGGTGGAAGACGCCACAGGCACCGTTCCACGGCTCCGTGCGCTCCTCGTACTTCAGGCCCAGCAGCTTCAAGCCTTCCTTGTACGTCTCTTCCCAGTCCTTGCGGCTGTCCTTGTCGTTCTTGACGTCATCGCTCAAGGTCTCGGCCAGCGCATGCAGGTCCTGCTCTTCCATGAACTCGGCGATGTTGGACTCGAAGTCATCGGCCGAAGGCTCACCGGGCTTCAAGTTGATCTCCAACCCGTCGATGCCGATGTTGACTTCCTCGGGGTCCACGATCTCAATCTCGATCGGGGACTCCTCTTCTGCAGCTTCGTCGATGCCCAGAGGGGCTTGGTATAGGGCTTTGTCAATGTTGGTCGCCATTTCGGTTCCTTAAATCAGTTTGCTACCACCGGCGTTGTCCACACGACCGCCGTTAGCGTAACCAATCAGTTTTTTCAAACCACCCAGCATGCCGTCTTCTTTTTCGGGCTGGCGGGTGTACGGGTCTATATCACGGGGGTCAAGGCGCGTTTGGCGCAGCCCGGTGACGGCGTTGTAAGTCTCGCGCACGTCCTTGTCTTTGAACAAGGTTTTACGAAGAACGGGGTCTTTTGTCAGGTCCACGTTCTGTGCAGCTTCCGTGCCAGCCAGTGTAGCAAGTATTTCGTAGAGGCCAACACGCCCTTGTTCGCGTATGAACTCAGGGTCCATGTACGCATTGTCGATGCCGTACTTTTCTTTCAAGTACGGTGCCGATTCAATCAGACCATCCAAAAAAGCACCGCGCTTGCGTACGATCTGTGTGGTCGGTTTGTCCGAACCGTCGCCCAGAAGTTCTTCAAACTTGTCCCGCGTTAGCTGTGCAAACCCAAGGTTCTGGCGTGCGAGCAAGTGCTCGATCTCATGCGCTGCTGTGTCCGCTCCGGCGCTGGGGGCCTTAAACACGGTCTGTTCGCGTCGGCGGTTGTTGTCCTTCTCGCTGGCACGATTACTTCCTATGACAAACCCACGCGTGTTTGTGTCTTCCAAATACGGCAAGTCCCGCACCCGTAAGCCGGGTAAACCTGCGCCTGTGCTGGGCATCCGGTCGATCTTAGACGGCGAGGTCCTTGTGTCCCGCACGCCGACCTGCTGCATTGCCTGCAGCGTGGCCAAGTCCGGTGTGTAGTCGTCGTTTTGCTTTGCCATCTGGACCCCTCAGTAGTACGCCGCACGCCGTGGGATGCGGTACATCAAATCTTCTTGCTCGTCGGAGTCTAACGCAATGAAGCCACCCTGCCTATAGCGCAGGAGCGCCTGTGTGGTGGTGTCCACGTAGTCGTCGTGCTCGCCCACGGGGAATGAGGCGATTTCCTCGATCACCTCCCGCGCCCAGCGGGTGTCGGGTGCCCACACCGTGCCGGAGGCAAACAAGTCAGCAACCGCGTTCAGACGCACCATCTTGTCGTTGCCCCGGCTGGGGCTGAACTCTTGTACGGGTATACCCGTAGCCCGCAGCTCTTGGATCAGTGGTGCACCGGCGGCTTTCTTTTCAACGATGAACGCATCGGGCTGCCACTCCTTCCAATGCTTCAGGGCGCACTCCTTCAACTCCGGGAACGTCATGCGGGCCTTGAACGCGTCGAGCAGGATCAGGTTGGGCTTGCCCCCGGCCTCCTCGTTGTAGAAGACACCCCACGTGGTGCAGGCGCTGTAGTCGGAGTTGTTCTTGGTCTCAAAGGCCGTGTCCCAGCTCTGGATGACGTACTCGCAGGACGGCGGGTCA